CCTGCAGGCGTAAAAGTTAATAATTGCTTATTTGATGACATACATCATTCAGCAGTTAAAGTATTTTCAGTTAAAGACTTTGTAAGTTCATTTAATACATTTAAAGTAATGACTGCAAGCGGTGTTGCTGGAGCAGGTGGACCATTAGCACCTGTAATTGATATTAACAGTGATAACAATTACAGTATTGGTGATAGTTTTGAACGTAATGATGCAGATGCCGCAACTCATGCTAGAATTGAAACAAACAATAAACGTGTGTATGGTTTAGTTGCAGGTGAACACATTGTTTACGGAACACATTATCAACAACCGGGTGTGTTAAGCACATTAGTAGACAATACTTCTGTTGCAACAACTACTGGTATTGACTTTGACGAATCAATAGTTACTAATCATCGAGTCTATTTTACTATTAATAGAGGACAAGCATGTGCCACAGGTGTGTTAACTGTAACAGGTAGTAATACTTCTGGTTATAGTTTAGACGAAGAAAGAATTGAAAATGCAGACGTAGGTGTTGGTTTTGGAATTGATGTTACTACAGGCACTATTCAGTATACTTCAACTAGCACAGGTACTGCACCATCACTACACTATCGTATCGAAACCCTAAAATAAAATAAAATAAAAGGTCACTATGTTTGAACTACGGCCGGAGGATCGACTCTCTGAATGGCGTAAATTCAGAAAAAGTATTCAGCATCTTGACAGGATGGAAATGCTTCAGCAAACAACGGACTTGTGGAAAAAGGCTCCGTTAGTTAATCATTACTTAGAATTAGACAGTTGCGATAACTGGCCTGATCCTTGGACACTACTTGTTGACAATATGTACTGTGAAGCCTCTCGAGCGTTGGGTATGTTTTATACACTTTTTTTAACAGAAAGATTTGACAAACGGGACCTAAGTGTAGTAATATATAACAGTAAGTCGGGTTATGACACGGCAGTGATTGTATGTGAGAAATATGCTCTTAATATTCACCACCAAGATGTCGTAAATACAACGTCGATCAATAATACAGATTTGTATCGTACTTTCGATGCAGAAGATCTTAATGCAGAACAATATCTATAAAAACAGGACTATCAATTAATGACAGATATTCAAGTAAAGAAACGTAACGAAACGGAAGAACTATTAGACATCGAAAAGATGCACAAAGTTGTATTTTATGCTTGCGAAGGCATCACAGGCGTAAGTGCAAGTGAAGTTGAAATCAAAAGTAGTTTACAGTTCTATAGTGGTATTACAAGTAGTGAAATACAGGAAACTTTAATTAAAAGTGCCGCTGATTTAATTAGCGAAGAAAACCCAAACTACCAGTGGGTAGCAGGACGTTTAATTAATTACCACTTGCGTAAGAATGTTTATGATAGTTTTACACCATGGCCATTACTGCAAACAGTTAAGCACAATATTGATGCTGGTTATTATGATGATGCTATTCTTGAGCAATATACTGCTGAAGAATGGGAAATATTAGACACATACACAAGACATGAACGTGATGAAATCCTTACTTACGCATCTATGGAACAATGGCGTGGCAAGTATCTTGTACAGAATCGTGTTACAGGGCAAATATACGAAACACCACAAGTAGCATATATGCTAATTGCGGCAACTTTGTTTGCTGAGTATCCGGCTAGTTCACGTTTACAGTATGTAAAGGATTATTATGATGCTATTAGTAATTTTGACATTAGTCTTCCTACACCGGTTATGGCTGGCGTTCGTACACCACAGAGACAGTTCAGTTCATGTGTTCTTATCGAAACTGATGATAGTTTGGATAGCATTAATGCTACTACTAGCAGTATCGTTAAGTACGTAAGTCAAAAGGCAGGTATTGGTATAGGTGCAGGGAATATCCGTGCTCTAGGATCGCCTATTAGAAATGGTGATGCATACCATACAGGAGTTGTTCCGTTTTACAAAATGTTTCAGGCAGCAACACGTAGTTGCTCGCAAGGTGGAGTACGTAACGGAGCGGCAACACTATATTATCCTATTTGGCATTACGAAGTAGAAGATCTTATTGTTCTTAAAAACAACAAAGGTACAGAAGACAACAGAGTACGACATATGGATTATGGAGTACAGTTTAATAAGTTAATGTACGAAAGATTAATCAGTGGCGGAAACATTACGTTATTCTCGCCTAGTGACGTACCTGGTCTTTATGAAACTTTCTTTAACGATCAAGACAAGTTTAAAGAGATATACGAACGTGCTGAACGTAATACAAGATTACGTAAAAAGACAGTTCGTGCTAGTGACTTGTTTAGTGCGTTTATGGAAGAACGTAAGAATACTGGACGAATATATCTTATGAATGTAGATCATGCAAACGACCATGGGGCATTCAAAGCGGAGTTAGCACCAGTTAAACAAAGCAATTTATGTTGTGAAATCAACTTACCTACAAAGCCGTTAAGAGGACTTGACGATGAAGAAGGTGAAATTGCATTGTGTACATTAAGTGCAGTAAACTGGGGTAATGTTAAAAAGCCTGAGGATTTTAAGAAACCATGTGACCTTGCAGTACGTGGACTAGACGCATTGTTAACATATCAAAACTATCCTGTAAAGGCGGCTGAACGTAGTACAATGAAACGTAGACCTTTGGGCGTTGGTATTATTAACCTTGCTTACTGGCTTGCTAAAAACGAAACAAATTACAGTGATCCTAATCTAGCATTAATAGATGAATATGCAGAAGCATGGAGTTACTACTTAATCAAAGCCTCGGCGGATCTTGCAGTAGAACATGGTGCTTGTCCTGGAACTAACGAAACAAAATACGGTGATGGCTTGACCCCAAACCAGACATACAAGCAGGATGTAGACGAACTGGTGCCACACATCGAGAGAATGCCATGGCCTGCACTGCGTGAGCAGTTAAGGGAAACAGGCATTCGTAATAGTACGTTGATGGCTTTGATGCCTGCAGAGACTTCTGCACAAATTTCAAACAGTACAAATGGAATAGAACCACCTCGTGCATTTGTAAGTGTTAAACAAAGTAAGCACGGTATTTTAAAGCAAGTAGTACCGGAGTTTCGAAGGTTAAAGAATAAATACGAGTTGCTATGGAATCAAGAGTCACCGGTTGGATACTTAAAAATTATGGCAGTGTTGCAAAAATATATCGATCAAGGTATTAGTGTAAACACTAGTTATAATCCTATCCATTATGAAGATGAAAAGATTCCAATGAGTACAATGTTGCAACACTTGTTAATGTTTTACAAGTATGGCGGCAAACAACTATACTACTTTAATACCAATGATGGTCAAGGTGAAATTGACGTATCTAAACTGGATGATTTGCCGCAGGGAGACATTGATGATGCCGACTGTGAAGCATGTGTAATATAAAAGGAAAAAGTCATGAGCGTTTTCAATAGTGAAAATAAAAAGAACCACGTAGAGAGTAAAGCCTTCCTAGACCCGTCAGGAGGAGTCACTATTCAACGATATGATGCATTAAAGTATCGCCAGTTTGATAAGTTCACAGATAAGCAGTTAGGTTTCTTTTGGAGACCGGAAGAAGTAGATATTACTGGTGACTCAAAAGATTTTAAAGATCTAACTACACACGAAAAGCACATCTTTACAAGCAACCTTAAGAGACAGATCTTGTTAGACAGTGTACAGGGCAGAGCACCAACAGAAGCATTTGGACCTTTAATTAGTATTCCAGAGCTAGAAGCATGGGTACAAACATGGACGTTCAGCGAAACAATACACAGTAGAAGTTACACACATATTATTCGTAATGTATATTCAAACCCAAGTAAGGTATTTGATGAACTAATGGACATTCCAGAGATTGTTGAGTGTGCAGATGATATTAGTGGTTACTATGATGACCTTATCGATCAAAGTTTAAAGTTTCAGTTACTAGGTGTTGGAACACATACAGTTAACGGTGAAACAGTCGTAGTAGACGAGTACCAACTAAAGAAATCGCTTTGGTTAGCAATTAATAGTGTTAACATACTAGAAGGCATTCGCTTCTATGTATCGTTTGCATGTAGTTGGGCATTTGCTGAACTTAAGAAGATGGAAGGTAATGCTAAGATTATTAAGTTTATTTGCCGTGATGAAAATGTACACTTAGCAAGTACACAGGCATTACTAAAGATTCTCCCAAAAGACGACAAAGACTTTATTAAGATTTCAGCAGAGACAAAAGCAGATTGTGAACAGATGTTCGTAGATGCAGTCGAACAAGAGTGTGCATGGGCAGATTACTTGTTTAAAGATGGATCAATGATTGGGTTAAATGCACAACTATTAAAAGACTATGTAGAATGGACTGCTCATAAACGTATGATAGCAGTAGGATTAACAAGTCCGTATAAAGGTGGAAGCAATCCTTTACCTTGGACTCAAAACTGGATCAGTGGAGCAGAAGTACAAGTAGCACCACAAGAAACAGAAATCAGTAGTTATGTAAGTGGTGGTACTAAGCAAGACGTAAGTGATCAATCATTTAAAGGATTTAGTTTATGATCACAATTTATACTGGTGACCTTTGTGGGTTTTGTACAGCGGCAAAACGTTTACTAACTGATTGGGAAATACCATACGAAGAAAAAAATGTAACTCAGGACCCTACAGCCTTAGAGTTTCTTAAAAGTAATGGACACAGAACAGTACCTCAACTTTATAATGGAAACAAACTTATAGTCGAAGGTGGCTATGATGGTTTAAGGGCAACTGGAAAAGAAACGCTCAATGAAAAATTAGGAAATATCGATATTGGTGACTTTAAACTCTAAAAAGGGTATTAACAAAGTGTTAATAAACCAAACCCACTCCGACTATTCACTTACAATTGACAATCAAAGCGACACTGGCCTAGGCTTACGGATTAGAGCAGGCCTGTCAGGTAGCAAAGCACGAGATACGCATGGTAGTTTGGCTATACTAAGTGTAGCAGACAAACACAACGATAATAAATTTATTGTTAAAGCAAGTGGCGAAGTAGTTGCATATCATAACTTAACAGTTAAAAATGTACACATAAGTGGTTCAAACATCACTACACACAGAGACGTTGGCACACTTAGTTTAAACAATATAAAGTGGCCAGCCATGGATGGTACTGCAAACCAATTGCTCAAAACAGATGGTAGTGGTAATTTAAGTTTTACAAGTGTCATTGAATTTGCACAGTTAACCACTATAGAGCGTGATGCACTAAATGCACCTGCTGACGGTAGTGTAATTTTCAACACCACAGATAGTAAGTTACAAGTAAAAGTTAGTAGATCTTGGATTAACTTACACTAAAAAATTAAACAACAGAGTAGGAAAATATCGATGTTAGTAACTTCGAACTTTAAGAAAGACGATGTAATCGTTTTTAGACTAAACACAGGCGAAGAAATAATTGCAAAACTTGCCGAAGATAAAATAGACTGTTATGAGGTAATCAAACCTCTTGCAGTAGTTGTACAAGATAAAGGACCAATAATGGCGCCTATGATGATTAGTGCTGACTGGGAAACAAAGATAGTTAGTATCTACAAAACTGGAGTAACAATGACTTGCCCGCCTGTAGATGCTATTAAACAAGCATATTTAAAGAATACAAGTAGCCTTGTACAAGTTGAAACACCCGGGTTAATCAGAGGACTTTAGTGAACGTTTGTATTCTCAAAATTAGTAATACTGTAGTCAATACCTTCTGTAACTCCCCAAACTAGTCCAATAGCATATAATAGTCCTGTAAAAATTATAGGGCTTGTTATAATTAAAAACCAGTAGGTTCTAAATAGACCGTATCCGTGTTTTAGTCTATAAGCACGTTTACGTTGAAAGTAACCTACTATTTTTTTAAGTCCTGCTTTAACTTTATCAGTTACCCATTCACCTATTGCATAACGTATCAATCGTACAACAATAAGTACAGGCGAGCTAATCACGTCAAAGATTAGCAATGATATGTCGACAAATACATCAACACAATGATCAACAGTACACCACTTTTTTAAACGTTCTTTAAGTTTCATACAATTATTTATTGACTTTTTTAGATTTTTATGCTATAAATATAATACAATGTAGAAGCATAACAAACGTTGTACAGGACCCGGGGGCGGTACCCGGCGCCTCCACCATAAACACTTAGGAGAAGAATATGTGCCCAGCATGTTATATTAACGGACTATTATTTTTAATTTTTGGTACTAGCGG